CGGTTCATGGTCATTGTTGTAATAGACCGGATAGCTTTCTACCGCATCAACCTCCTCCGCAATCAGTCCGTAGCAACCAACGCCATCAGCTTTATTTTTATAGTCGTAAGAGACCGGTCGAAGACTAAGCAGCTTCTTTGCATATTCCTCTGCCATTTCCTCGATATTTTCCTTATATCTTTTGGAAGACTGTTGAACAAATTCACGTGCGGAGATCGCCGCCCAGCCGGTATCACCGTAGGTTCTCACTTGTGCTGACTGACCAGTTTGAATATTAACGAACCCGCCACTCTCAATAACCATTGTTTTATCGGGAGTTGCAGTATAGTATCTATCGCTTGACAAGTTTCCCGTCACAGCTAAATTTCCATTTACTGTGCCACCTGAATGTGGAAGATAATCATGTCCGTGCGGCGCAGGAGGAAATGTAGCAGGAGTTCCTGTAAGAGTCCCCCACGCATGCGAATGACCAATGTCTGCCTTTGTTCCAATTGCGGAGTTTAATGCATCCACCACACTCTTATTTTGTGCCATTGCATCCGCCACTTCTTTTAATGTGTCTAGCGTTTCAGGTGCACCATTTACCAACTGCGCAATCTTTTGATCCGTGTAAGTGTTTGCAGACTTATACTTTTCATCAATCACGCGCTGCTGCTCTTTCGACACTGGTTTTTCGCTGTCCGCCGTATTATCGACATTTCCAAGACCCACATGCTCCTTTGTAACTTGATGCGGATTATCAGTATTATTGATATGATCCGTCAAATGTTCTGCCACCTTTTCAAACTCGTCATAGGATACATATAGAATACTTGGAGTTTGCACAGTAATGTTTTGCACATCGCTGATCTTTAAGAAAAGCCTAACCCTTTTTTCTGTTGCTTCCGCATCGCTATTAACAATGAGCTGCGCATCACTTCCGCAGTTATCATAAACGTAAAGTATATCTTTTCCCTTGGAGGTAACAATCACGCCAATTTCACGAAAATAATAGTCATTGCCAACCTTTGGAAAATCAGCAGTCAGTTCACATCCATCCTCCTTTACATCAATTTTCAATTCCTCAATCTCATATAGCTGATGCACCAAACCTTCTTGTGTATTAAAATTATCCGGTGCATTCCCGTCACCGATCACAATTGACTTGATACTCATTTCGCCGGACACCTGCGCATGACTTAGTGCATTTCTGCCATTTACTGTCAGGTTCAAACCATTCCATGCCATATAGCCACCTACCTTTGCTTTATTTCAAATATATCTGCCTGCCTCATGATGCCGCCGTAATAAATCTCACCCTGCAAAACACTTTCATAGACAATGTTTATGACCATGTTCATAGGAACCGTAACGGCCAGCAAGTATTTCAATTCTTCATTGATCTGCGTCTTTAACGAGAATACGCTGACAATAAGGTTATACTTGGTTTCAAATTCCTTATGTATGGAAAAGCTGTAATCGTTCCCAAGTAACTCCCTGATCTTAATGAGCAGTGTTCGGATTGTGTAAGGAATTGCATTAAACCACCGATTAAGCACACGGATTCTTCTGGTTTCCAGATCATCCCGACTGTCAGGATAAATTTGAAGTAATTTTTCAAACCTTGAAATCCCGTACTCATCCGCAGTCGCAATAAAGCGATTGCGAAACACACGGTCCGCAGCACTCCACACAATATGAAATTCCGGATTTTCCGCTTCAAGTGCAACCACAGGCTCTTGATATGACTTCATAAAATCGGGCAGATACATTGTAAGCTCTACATCCCTGATCATTCAGACACACCTCCCAGCACCGGAATCTGATACTCTGTCAAATTGAAGTTATTTGCAGTTCCATTCACCTTTGTATCTGTGATGTCGATTACTCCCTTTACACCCAGGATTCTTGTTTCAAGCTGACTGATCCTTACGACGATATTTGTACTGTCCGCCCATTCTTTCCTCAATTCCAGAAGATACGCTTCAGCCGCCTCCTGAATCGCCGTTTTCAGATTATTCCAACCATACCCTTCCTCAAAGGTAAGCGTGGTTGTGATCGTGACATTGACAGTTTCTGCGCTCTTTACCCGTACAACGTGTCCGATAGGGGCAAGTCCATATCCCTCACCGGCATTTTGCTCCGGGTCAAGCTTTGTCTGTATTTTTTGAAGTAACACATCCTCCGCTTTTCCAAAATTCAGAGAATTGATCACTGTCACAAGAACCGTGCCCCCAACGGTCAGTTTCTTTTCTCTCGCGGCGGTGTATACCTTTGTGAGCCAATTCTTAACCTCACCATTTAATCCTCCCGTCTGTATGACCCCTTCATACCATGACTGTACGGCTGCACTCGGAATCAGCTCAGCCGGTCGAATATCGCCATTCCAAACCCTTGTAACCTTGCAATTCCCCACACCGTCCACACTGCGAACCTTTTCCAGATAATCCGCACGGTTACCGCCAAAAGCCTGTTCAGAAAAGGTTTCAAAATAACGTTTTCTGAACTCCTCCGTATCTTCCTCATCCTCACCCGGCACAAGTATCTTCGTCAATTGTGCGGTCTGCAGCCCGTCAATGTACTCCATTGGAATCATATCGCCCATATATTGATTCCCGATCACGCCCTTGCTATCACATTGCACCTGATATTTTCCGGCAGAAATGCGTTCCAGCACTGTATAATTAATATCTCCGATGTTAAACCGTTTCCCCGTCACGTCAAGCTTCGTCGGGGTAAATTCCCCCTGCAGTATGGCATTTGTCGCTGGATAAGGAGACAGTCCTCTGTCTTTTGCAAGCAAAATCAGATACTCCCTCGCCGCGGTATCACCATATGAATTTTTGATCAGATATTCCAACTCAATATAGAGGGTCTGCAACTCCACCGCGGTGGAGCTGTGCGTATCGTAAATCAAAGATGATGGTCTTTTATCCAGTTTATCCGATACCCTGCCGAGCATCCGGTCAAGAATCACATCGTAGGTTTCTTTTTCGTACATCAGACATTCACCTCCTTCTCCGCCTTGATGTCACCATAAATTGTATTGACTGTAAAGGTAGTGTGTATCACACCTTTAATTTCAAGGCCAAAAGAAAAATCTGTCACGTCACGGATTCTCTCATCCACAAGCAGTGCTTCCGTAATTCTGCGCTCCAACTCTGGGCAAACGTAGGTAACAGGCTGTCCGTACAAGTCCAACGTCTCAATCCCATACCACCACGGATATATGATGTACTGATAGCGCTCGGTATTTAATATGCGGAATACGGTCTGCCGCATAGCCTCCTGCTCATCCGTGAACCCTCTGACAGAATCGCCTTTTAAATCCATCTTATAGGTTCGGCTTGGCTGTTCTTCAATCTCAAATTCCTGATCTAAAAAACCAACAGTAGACGGTATCATGCTCCAACCTTATCCAGTACAATGAATTTCTGACCTTCCTGCTGTCTACACAAAATAACTTCATCCCCGACAGCCAAGCCATTGTGTACGGTGATCTCAATTTTTCCCACAGCATGAACATGCGGCGGTGATACAGGAGCAGTACCGGAATTTTCTGTCGCTCCCGTATGATAATAATTCTGTATATTTCCGCCGGATATTTTTATTTTAAAATCTGTCACATTTCTTGAAAGAATGAGCTGCTTGTTACTTAGCTGCATTCTTTGTTCCACATTGATTTTCAGCGGCGATACACTCACCACCTCCCCAAAGCAGATATTGACAGGTTTTTTTGCCTCCGTCGCATCTAGTGCGGCACGTTTTATTGTTTCAACAAGCTCATTTGCGTTATCAGGCACTAAATTCACCTCCCCGTAGCGTAAGGTCCATCCAATGTTCCCCCTCCTTGTAGGTATGACTGCACTTTTCTACAAGCATCCAGTTCTTCAGCTTCACATCCCCAAGATTCAGATTGATAACAACCATAGAGCCGCCGCGTACCCGATTGTCTCCAATCGCATTCTTAATCTTCAAATTGCGTGTTTTTTTGTTGTATAGTTCCAGCAGTGCATCTGCCTTTGCTTGTCCGTTTTCCCCCTTCTGTAGGGTGTCAAAATACTGTAGGATTCCCCAGCGATTCATGTTCGAGGAATCCTGCGCGATATAGATTTCTCTCTTTCCGCTCGATTCATTGTCATAGGTCAGTTTGATTTTGTTATAGGTGTTATCATCAATGGATGATGTATAATCAAAGTTTTCTCCCGTCTCCTCATCAATCATCAGATAAGCACCCGGAACACCGACATACATCGAATAGAGACTTTTCAGGGTCAGTTTCCCAAAGTCGTCATATAACACGAACATCTCTCCTGTGTTGGTCAATGTCATATCAAGCGCATTTGCGATCATCTCAAAAAGGGATGTGTTTTCTTCCACCCGCGATTCTATGACATACTCCGTATCTTCCAGAACACCAACATTTAGGGAAAAATCTTCTGCGATCATCCTTGTAAACTGCGCCGCAGTCTTTCCCTCATAGACCTTTGTATCCTTATTCTTCAAATACCGCAGCTGATCATATGCCGTAACCGTGATGATCTGGTCTTTTGCCCGTTGTTGCTTGAACACGAATCCGAAAAACACATTTTCGCCATCCACACGCATTCTGACCGGACTACCCTCAGAAAAATCAAGAACGTCATCCTTTAGCACTTTAAAAACAAGCTTTCCTGGAGCATTCTTACGTTCCGTTGACCATTCAATTCCTTCAATAACCGCTGGCTGATATGCCTTTGTTCCGGCTTCATTTCCAATCAAAAGTTCAACATTCATGAAAATCACCTCGTTTCTAATGTTACTTTTCTTTGCAAAGATGGTTTTTCAACAAATACCACGCTTCGCGCATCCTACAAAGCAAACCCGGATATAACCTCCCATAATCCATTTTAATCTCATGATTTTTTCCATCTGAAATATAGATTGTAGGTTGAGTTACCCCTTTGAAGAAACTGTACCGAAACGCAATGGTATATGATATACCGTCAATTTCTGCAAAAAAATATTTGATCCCAAAATCCACTCCAAATATTTTCATCTGTAATCATCTCCTTTATAATAGAATTATCAGTACCCTACGCTGAAATATAATGAAAGGGGGAACTATACTGTGCCAGAATTGGCAAATATCATTTTGGAACACTTTCAGGAACACGGACAATATGTATTTTCTTCTGACCATGTCAAAAAAGCAGAAGAAAATAACGCTATTGACTATTTAGCAAACAATGGTTACATTACAATCAAAATGAGAACTATTGGGTATGTTTTTGCGAGTGTTACCTAATACCGATGGGGTGGTTCAATTCCACCCTTTTTCTTTTATAATCCCTCACTACGCTGCCGGAATCGTTAAGACCTGTCCCGGATAAATCAAATTTGGATTGCCTCCAATCACACCCCGATTTGCATTGTAGATTACCGTGTATTTGGAACCATTCCCATAAAACCTCTTTGCAATGTTCCAAAGGCAATCGCCCTTTACCACTGTATAGGTCTGTGCCGCCTTCGGTGTCGGTGCATTATTGGTCTCACGCTTATTTGCCACGCTCGCCCTTGGCTTTCTTGCTATGATCTGCACATTGACCGTCTTTGTTCCGTAGTCCTTATACTGCTTGAGGGTAATCTTCACTTTAAAATCAAAGCCGTTCTTTGCCTCCTCCGTGATTTTATAATCCTCCAAAGAGACCTTGATATTCGTATTTAAAAGCTGCTTTCCTGCTGGTGTTTGTCTGCACACAATAAACTGAAACGGCTTTTTACTTGTTTTTAATTCCTCAAAAACAGTAAGAAAATATCCTGCGCCTTGGAATCCAGACTTATACACGGCGTAAGGCTGCCGGACCTGTGGTATTTCTGCTTCAAACTCAATATCGGTCAGCCCAGCCTTTTTTAGTACATTGATTTCACCCTCATTGATGAGGTTTACGGTCTTATTCGCATTGTTTATGGTGATCTGAATCTTTTCCGGTGTGACCGGCAGCAAACAATCCTTCAAATATACGTCATATCCGCTTTTCGCCATTTACTCATGCACCCCTTCCGTCATGCTGTCGACCGCCTCATTGACGGAATCCGTAAGTCTTGACATAAAGCCGTCAAGATCATCCCCGCTATTTACCGTATTCTGCATACCGGACATATCAACACTGATTTCTGCGGTAGTAAACCTGTTCACTGCCTCCTGCTCCGCAGCATCCCGCAGATATTTCAGTTCTTCCTCTGTAATATCCATGGAATCCTTAATTGCTCCGGTATCTCCGGCGATACTTCCTATATTATCACCAATCGTATCTTGGAATCCCGATTGGTAGGCGCTCGTTGTATACTCGCTTGGATCAGGTATATCCGTCATACCAAACAAATCAGAAAAGCTGAAGTTTTTTATAGAATCCTCAACACCTGCGCCAAAATCATATCCGGCATTTCCCCACT